CTTTTAAAGACCAATGATTCTCTAAATGATGGTTCAACAGGTGCTAAGAGGCTTGCTGGTTTATTTACAATAGATTCTTCAGGAATCTTATCACAATCAATCTTGCCTCCTGTTCCATTTAGGTTTAAAGTAACAAAAGGTCCGATGTCAGCCCCAGCTTGGGACGGTGATCCAGGACCTCAAGAAGTTGCATCACCTCAATTCTATTGGGGCGTCAAGTTTGAAAGAAATAATGTTCCTCTCAATGTAAATCTTTCTGAAGTTAAAAATCCTCTTCTTGAAAGCTACACTAAGTTTGCAGGTATTAAGAAGCTCGACGTTCTCGTGACCGGTTCCGGCGCTGATACTTTCAATAACAACAAATTCTCGTTGTCAAAGGTCGCATTCTCTGCAGGAACGATATCTAATCTAACTGGAACAATTCGTGCTCATATGCGAGAAGCTGCGTATGTAAGAAACGCAAAGCTAGATCCTACAACTTATATGATCAATGATCCTGTTTTAGGAAATAGAATCACGTTTGCTTCATTGCTATCAAATGGACAACCTTATGAATTTAACAAGTATTCTTCATTTGCTAAATTCACAACATTCATGCAAGGTGGATTTGACGGTCTAAATGTCCTCGATTCTGCTGCCGCCCGAATGAATGATAAGGCAACATCATTTGAAACACCACATGGTGGAGCTTCTGCAACTTATCTACCAGCCGGCCTCGCTTCAAATCAAGCAGGAACTGGTGTCGACAATAACTCAGTTAATTCTTACATTACTGCGGTCGATGTTATGACGGATCCTCTACAAGTCAACGTCAATCTTTTGGCATTACCTGGAATTCGTGAAGATTATATCACGAACTATGCATCAAAGAAAGTTCGTGATTACGGTCTTTCGATGTACGTAATGGATCTTCCAAATTATGACGATAATAGTAATAGAATTTATGATGATTCTGCTGCTAAGATTAGCGTTGAAAATACTGCTTTAACATTCGAAGCAAGAATTTTTGATAACAATTATGTTGCAACTTACTTCCCAAACGTTTATGTAAATGATGTAACAAATGCCAAGTATGTCAAAGTACCAGCTTCAGTTGCAGCATTAGGTGCGTTAGGATTTAATGATAGAGCCGCATATCCTTGGTTTGCTCCAGCAGGATTTAATCGTGCAGCGCTTGATTTTGTCAACAACGTCGAGGTTAGATTAAACGTGTCTGATAGAGATCGTCTCTACGATGCACGCATCAATCCAATTGCAACATTCCCAAGATTAGGCTTCGTGATTTACGGACAAAAGACGCTACAAATCAGAAAGTCAGCTCTTGATAGAGTCAACGTGCGTCGTCTTCTTCTTGAGGTCAAGAGACTTGTCATAAACATTGCAAATAGAATTGTGTTTGAACAAAACACGCCTGCCGTCAGAAATAAATTCGTAGCTGATGCAATTCTTCAACTAAGTCTCATACAATCGCAGGCCGGCATTGAAGCATACCAAGTTGTGATGAACGAGACAAATAATACGCAAGAAGACGTTGATCTTAACCGTCTTAATGGTAGAATCGTAGTTGTTCCAACAAGGGCAATTGAGTTCATTGCAATTGACTTCATCGTTACAAACTCTGGAGTTCAATTCGTTTGATTAAAAAAAACTTAGGTAATCTGATACTTATCAATCAAGCAAATCGGTAGGAGCGAAATAAATGGCACAGCTCAAGTTTGGCAGCGCAGGCGTAACAACAAGAGAATTAGATCTAACAGGACCGGTAAAGGTATCACCAACTGGAGTACCTGCAGGCGTTATCGGTACAGCAGTTAAAGGACCGGCTTTCGTTCCGTTAACATATGGCACTCTATCAGACTTTTTTGCAAAGTTTGGTGAAAGTGACTCAAAGAAATTTGGACCTTTGGCCGTTTCAGAATGGTTAAGAAGAGCAGGTTCTGTAACCTACTTAAGAGTTTTAGGCACCGGCGACGGTAAAAAACGTGCGACATCTGGAACGACAGCAGGTGATGTTACGAACGCTGGATTTACGGTAGGAGAAGAATTACCATCTGTAACCGATGGTTCTTTATCATCAAATCCATTTGCAAATTCTGAAGGAATCCCTGGAAGAACATACTTCTTAGGATGTTTTATGTCTGAGTCTGCTGGCTCTTCTGTATTTAGTTCCGCAGGAATTCAAGGCGTTGGAAGCATTAATTCTATAGTAAATGGAGCAGTTCCAATTGTAAGAGGCGTCTTAATGGCTCCTTCTGGTGTAGTTCTTAGACTTTCTGCGTCTGCTGTAGGAATCGATTCCTCTAAACCAGCTTCCAGCATAATTGGTAATAATTCTGTAACGAACAAAGGAACATCATTAGGAACTTTGGTTCTATCTGATGTAAAGCAAGAATTTACGTTGATGCTAAATGGCCACAAAGGAACAAATTCTTTGTATCCGAATGTTATTACAGCATCATTCAACGTAACTTCTTCAAATTATATTAGCAAAGTTCTAAACACGGATCCTTACAAGATTCAAGAAGCAGGACATTATCTGGCTGCTCATTGGGACATCCACCCAGTATTAGCTGTAGTTACGGGCTCCGGTGTAGTGTCTGAAGCGCCAATTGCAGCTGGGTTAGAAAGATCTGCTTTTCTTTTATCATCATCATTGGCAAGAAACGTCGGTTCTTCCGTCGTTCCAAACTATGAAGGATTCCGTGATAGATTCTCAAGTGCAAAAACCTCTTGGATTATTTCGCAAAAGTTCGGTGGATCACCTCAAAATCTATTTAAGTTACATTCTTTAGATGCTGGTGCAGGTATTTCTAACCAATACAAGATTTCTATTTACAACATCGTTCCATCATCTGATCCTTCTAACAAATACGGTTCTTTTAGCCTTTCGATAAGAAGCTTAACGGACACCGATATCGATCAAAAGGTTTTAGAAAGATGGGAAGGGGTAAACCTAGATCCATCTTCTGATAGATACGTCGCTAAAGTCTTAGGAGATGTTAACGCTTATTATGACTTTGATAGAGATGAAGCAGAACAAAAGCTTATCGTTGATGGAAACTATGAACTTCGCTCACGTTATGTAAGAGTTGAAGTTTCTGATGCCGTAACAAATGAGACGATTGACCCAACCGCTTTACCAATGGGATTCAGAGGAATTTCTCATCTTGTAACTTCTGGTTCATCACCATTAGCACCATTAAGTGAGGTTGATTCTTCTGCATTAAGCATAGCTACATTTACAAGAAATACGATCGAACCACCGCTTCCATTCAGAAATCATTTAAATGATGGAACAGGACAACAAACTCAAGTTAACGTTAGATACCATTGGGGTGCTAAGTTTGAACATATCACAAACTTAGCTGAACAAAATAGCTCAATTCTTCAAGATAAATCATTTCATAGCTTTACGAAACATTTTCCAACGCATTCTACAGTTAACATGAACTTTGCAGTTGAGGATAACACCGGTGTTGCTGACACTGCAACAAATGGTATCTTGGATGTTGATAGATTCTGTAACAATATTTTTTCCTTAGAAAATATTAAAATAACAACTGGGTCAAATGGTACGGTCGCACAAAATAATGATTGGCAATATGCAACTTACGTTAGAAAAGGAAACATCATCACTGATGATGCCGCAAAGACAAGAGCGGTTCAAATCAGCGATTTTACAAATTCTCAAAATCGTAAATTCTTAAAGTTCTCTTTCATTATGCAAGGAGGATTTGACGGAGTTAATATTTTCGATAAAGATGAAGCAGAGATTAACAACGCTGCAGTCGTAGCTGATATGAATGATGTTGATAGAGGCCGCAACGTCGGACCCAACGTTTCAGCATATCTTAAGGCTCTCGATGTTATGAAAAATACGACAAACGTAGATATCCAGCTTCTTGCAATCCCAGGCATTCGTGCCCCGATCATCACAGACGAAGCTATTAGAGCGACAGAAGAACGATTCGACGCTCTATACATTATGGACGTTGAACAAGTAGACAAGAACGGAAACTTGATCAATATCTCATCTACGACAAAACCATCTGTTAAGGAGACAGTAGATCAACACAAGGCTCGTAATCTTAATACGTCATTTGCGGCCGCATATTTCCCTGACGTTTTAATGAAGGATCCTTCTAAACCAACAAACTCTATAATCGTTCCACCATCAGTAGTTGTCATGGGCGCCTTAGCATTGAACGATTCTTTAGGATACCCCTGGTTTGCACCAGCTGGTTTAACCAGAGGAGAGCTTCCAACAACCCTTGAGACAAGCATTCAACTTAAGGATGTAGATCTTGATTCGCTCTATGATGAAGACATCAACCCAATCTACGCTCCTTCTACAACGACCCGTGGAGGAACTAATCCAAAAGGTGGTGTAGTTGTCTGGGGTCAAAAGACGATGCTTCAAACTGCATCTGCGCTTGATAGAATCA